CGGGCCATCAACATCGCGCGCACGGAGATGGCGGTCGCGCAGGGCATGGTGACGCACGCGACGCTGGTGGAGAACGGCATCGAGCAGCGGCAGTGGTTCGCGTTCATGGACTCGGCAACGCGCCCGGAGCACGCGGCGGCGCACGGGCAGGTGCGCGGGATCAACGAGCCGTTCGACGTTGGGGGCGAGGCGCTGATGCACCCCGGCGATCCGGCGGGGAGCGCGGCCAACGTATGCGGGTGTCGGTGCGACGAGTTGCCGGTGGTGGGCGAGGGCACGGCGCTGCCGGCGCAGCCGTGGCTGGGCGGTTATCAGCCGTTGACGGCGGCGGCGAAGGCGAACGCGGCGCCGATTTCGGAGTAAACCCTTGTCAGGCGCCGCCGAACTGGTGCAGAATAGAGCAGGCAGGGTTCGACGCAGCACGGAGGCGATGCCCATGGGCCTGAAGCCCTACCAGGAACAGGAGCGCGTGACAGAGACGGCGGTAGGGGTAGGGCGACCCCTGGAGAACGGCGATGTGCCGATTCAGATCATCGCGCACGGGCCGACGCGCGACCGGAAACGGTACTACCGCCGCGAGGCGCTGGAGGCGGCGGTAACCGCCGGGCACTACGACGGGGCGAAGATGTACCTCAATCATCGGGATGCGGTGGCCGAGGCGCGGCGGGGGCACCGCGACGTGCGCGAGTGGGTCTCGACCATCAAGCCCGGCAGTGTGGTCGCCCGCGACGGGGTATTGCACGCGGTGGCCCACGTCCACGATCCGGTCTTCCTCGGGGTGTTGCAGGACCCGGTGGCGCGGGAGAACATCGGCATCTCGCAGGACTCCACCACGAAGTTCTATCCGCGCATCATCGATGGGACGCCGATGCACGTGGTCGAGAGCATCGAGAAGGTGCACAGCGTGGACTGGGTGCCCGAGGGCAACGCCTGGGGCCGGGTGGCGGAGGCGTATGCTGAGGCCGCGCAGGACACCGAAGCCGCGGAGGAGGTTGCGATGGCGGACTTGACGACGCTGACGCTGGACGTGCTGGAGGTGGAGCGCCCCGACCTGGTGGAGGCGCTGACGGAACGGGTGCGCGAGACGGCGACTTCCGAGCGGGCCTTCGAGTCGTGGGGCGGCCTGTCTGCGGATGCTGTGCGGGAGCTGGTGGATGCAGCTATCCGCGCGGCGCTCGGCGTGACGGCAGAGGAACCAGAGCGCATCTGGGTGCGCGAAGTCTACGAGGATTACGCCATCGTGACCAGGAGTGGCACCAACTATCGCTATCCCTTCACCATCGTGAATGGGGCCTGCGTGCTGGGCGAGGCCGTCGTGGAGGTGCGCCAGGAATGGGTGCCGATGCATACTACCGAAGCATTGGGCGACGCGAACACTACAGATGAAGAGGAGGTCGCGATGACCGAGGAGCGGGTCGTGCCGATGGACGCGGAGCCCGAGGTCGCGCCGGAGGTTCCCGCGAAGACTGTCGAGCCGACGCCGGAGGTCCCCGCCGACGAGGCGATGCCGACGACTGAGGCCAGCAGCGAAGCCGCGAAGGATGCAGAGATCGCGAAGCTGCGCGAGCAGGTGGCGCGGATGCAGATGAGCGAAGCCCTGCGGGACGCGGTTGCGGCGGCGCCGGACCTGACCGCCGCGTCGAAGGCGCGGGTGCTGGAGATGCTGAGCAGCGGCCCCGTGCTGGAGGGCGAGGCCCTGTCTGCGCGCATCGAGGAGGCGTGCGCGATGGAGCGTGCGCACGAGGCGGCGGTGGTGCAGCAGCGCGGGCTCGGCACGCGCGTGCGCGGGCTGGGCGCGTCGCTGCCGGGGCGGGGGACGCGCGAGGTCGCGAAGACCGAGGAGGCGCGCGAGGCCGCGCGAGCGGCCTTCATTGCGGATGCGAAGGCGCGCGGGCTCGACGACGCGCAGATCAAGCGGCTGGCCGAGGCCCGCTGAGCCGCGAAGTCGCAGAGGCTGCGAAGATCGCGAAGCCGCACCAACGCACGAACACTAAGAGCCCGAGGAGGGCGATCTGATCATGCCGCAGAGCTATGTTGTGGACCTCGCCAAGGCCTCCGCGCTGAGCGTCGGGGGCGGGGACCATGTCGAGATCATCACGGACGACGCCAACATTGCCGCCGCCGAGGCGGGCGATCTGGTGGTCTACGGAGAGCTGGTTGGGTTCGCGCTCACCGACTACGACGCCACGCGCGAGAGCATCGTGATCTCCACGCAGGGGGGGTACGAGGCGGAGGTGGTCGCCAAGGCCGCAGCCGATAATGAGGCGATCTACGTGGGCTCCTGGCTCTACTACGACGCCGCCGACGACGAGATCAACCGCGATGCGACCAACGGCGTGCCCATCGGTCAGGCGCTGGCGGCGGTGACGGCCGGCGAGACCGCGACCATCGGGATCGTGCTGCGGCCGGTGCCGCCGTCGTACGCGTAGGGGCCGCGAACCGCACTCAACACTTGCATTGAGGTGAGCAGAGCATGGCCGTGGAGCGACTTGAGATCATCGACGAGGCTACGCGCGCGGACGGTTACACGCCGCGCGGGACCATCAGCTTGACCCGCTACATGGAGGCGTACCGGGAGCGGGCGGCGGAGGTGCAGACGACCTCCGACTTCACGCACATGGCGGACCTGATCGATCGCAGTGTGGCCGCGGGTTACAACAACGAGTCGGTGATGACGAACTACCAGATCATCGGCTACCGGCGCGACACCGCGGACCTGGCGGGGGCGCACGGCGGGCAGGGGCGCGACTACCGGATCGACGCGCCGCGGGTCATCCCCATCGTCCCGGAGAAGGGCGAGTACCTGCCCATCGACGTGAACGAGGACTACTTCGAGTTCAGGACCTACAAGTACGGCTGCCAGTGGGACATCTCCTGGGAGGCGTACCTGCGGGACAACCGCGACCTCGGGCTGCTGATGCAGTACCCGCAGAACTGGGGTCTGTCAGCGCGGTACACGATGCAGTTCGTGTTCACGTCGGCGTTCGCGGGCAACACAACCTTCTTCAGCAGCGCGCACAACAACTACGACGACGGCGCGGACAGCGCCCTTGACGAGGACAGTCTGGACGCGGCGCTGACCATGCTCCAGTCGCAGACCGACGCTGCCGGGAACATCCTGCCCTACGCGGGGCGGGTCTACCTGGTGGTGCCGCCGTCGCTGGAGCGCACGGCGCGGCAGCTCCTCAACGCCACTTTCTCGTTCTCGGGCACGAACATCACGGTCGCCAACCTGGTGAACCAGACCGCCGAGTTGATCGTGGACCCGTTCCTGCCCGCCGCCGACACGGTGAGTGGCGACACCGCCTGGTATCTCTTCTGTGACCCGGCGATCCGTCCGGCGATGCGCTACGGGTTCCTGACGGGCTTCGAGCAGCCGGAGATTTTCGTCAAGGCTGCCGAGGCGCAGGCGCTCTTCGGTGGCGCGGAGGACCCGTTCAGCGGCACCTTCCTCTCCGACAACATCGAGTTCAAGTTGCGGTTCACGTGGGGCGCGGACACCGCGGACTACCGTGGCGCCGTGATGATGAAGGGCGCGGCGTAGGCGACCCAAGCGGCGGGGGCGCAGGCAGCTTCAAGGACCTGCGCCCCCGGCGGGCGCGCTGTACGCCGCGCTAAGCGCCCGCGAGACCCGCAGAGGTTCCGGGACTCATTATCGGCGCGCGCCTGCTCTACGAGGCGTACACGCGCGGCGCGGGGCACCGTAGCAGGACCGGAGGAGAGGATTGGGCGATGGCGACCTTCACCTACGACGTGAACACCGCCTGCGGCATGGTGCGTTTGCTGGTGGCGGACACCGACCGCGACGACCACGACTTCTCCGACGAGGAGATCGCCGTGGCGCTGGAGTTGGGGCACGATGACGTGCGGCGCGCCGGGGCCTGGCTGCTGATGGCGCTGGCGAACAACCGCGCTCGTCTGGCGGTGCGTCTTCAGCGCGGGGGCGTCAGCGAGGACCTCACGGGGCTGGCGGCGGCCCTGCGGGCACAGGCGCAGGCGCTCGTTGCCGAGGCCGACGCCGAGGCCAAGGCGACGCCATTGGAGGCCGTCATCTCGCCAACGGTGGACCGCTTCTCGGCGGCTCGGAACTACCGCCTCGGGCGTTCGGGCCTGGTGACGCAGAGCCCATGAGACAGCACACGCGCGGCACCATCCTCCAGGCGTTCCTCGCGCAGACGGCCTACTTCCGCGTAGCCGTCGAGGCACAGGTCACGGGTGACATCAACGCGCCGGGCTGGGAGCCGACGGTGCTGGTTGACCTGGAGGTCAACATCGCGGAGCTGTCGGTGCGCGAGCGCGTGGAGCGCGGGGCCGAGTACGGCGGGCGGCAGACGCACGAGGGCTTCTGCGAGGACGCGCCGGAGCTGGTGGCGGGCGCGCGGTTGGTGGAGACATACCGCCGGTACGATGATGGCGCGTGGCGCGCGGTGGAGGCGGACGCCGCCCAACGCTGGCTCATCCTCGCCAAGAGCTACGTGGCGGGGATGCCGGAGCCGCACGCGCAAGTGCGTCTCGACCTGCACCGCCTGGGGCCGGTGCGCGCATGAACCTTACGATGAAGTTGACCGGCGATGCCGTCCGGCGGATCGACCGCGCGGGGAAGTTGGCGCGGTCGTCCATCATGACGGCGTTGCGCAAGGGCGCAGCGCGCGTCGTGCGCGAGGCGAAGATCAACGTTCGCCAGGTGCTGCACAAGACGCAGCCGGGCACAGGCGCGCTCTCGCGGAGCCTGACGATGCAGGAAGTGTCCGGCGACCTGGCGATGCGCGTCGGCACGGGTATGATCTACGCGCGCATTCACGAGTACGGCGGGGTCATCCGCCCGGTGCGGGCGCGGATGTTGGCGGTTCCCATCACGCCGGAGGCGCGCAAACACGGGCCGCGCAAGTTCCCGCGCCCGCTGTTCGTCGTCAAAGGGCCGAAGCGTGCCGTCCTCGCCGAGCAGGACGGAGACCAGATGCAGGTGCACTACGTGCTCATGTCCTCCGTCACCATGCCCGCGCGCCCTTACCTGCGCCCGGCGTTGGCCGCGGTGCGCCCGTGGATACTGAATGACCTGCGCGACGTGGTGGGCTACATCTTCGACCCAGGGGACGCGGCGAAGTGAGCGACCAGCAGATCGTCGCCGCGGTCGCGTGGCTGGCGGTTGCGCTGGCGGCCCCGCTGCTCGTGCGCTGGGCGTTACGACGGGAGCGATGATGCATGGCTTACGTCGCGCCGAAGACGGTGCTCAACACCTTCCTGGCGAAGGTCCGCGCGTGGCCGGGGGAACCGCTGAAGTCCTGCGTCTTTCGCAAGGGGCCGCAAAAGGCGCTGACATTGGGGGCGAGCGAGGATTGCGCCTGCATCATCGCGCTGAACAGTCTTCTCGGGGGCGAGGAAAGCGCCGGCAGCGCCAACAACTTCTACCACAGTTGGCAGTTCGCGGTCGCGCTGCTGGTGCGCGATGACGAGGCCGATCCCGAGGCCGCCGAAGACCTGCGCCTCGACCTAATCGAGCAGTTCGGCCAGTTCATGGCGGACATCGAAACGCGCAGCATGTTCGGCGGCGCGAAGCGCGGGCGCATCACCGAGTGCCAGTTGGGGTACGGGCAGTACTTTGAGGACAGCGACGTGATCTACCGATACGCGGAACTCGGCATCGAGTACCGCACACTGCGGTCGGGCACCAACTGAAGGAGCGTGAGAGAAGAATGGCCCAGGGACCTGTGAGTGGATTGTTCCAGTGGCTTCGGTACGGCACGGGGGCGACCGCCGATCAGCCGACCGGGCTGGTGGACGGTGGGGACCTCAACCTGAACCCGGACCTGCGCAAGCGCCTCGGGATCGGCGGCACGGAGGTACGCAAGGGCGGCGTCGTCGTGCCGATGGGCAGCGCCAGCATGTACGTGACCGACACCAACCAGGCGCTCTTCGCGGCGGGCCTGCGGACGTCCTACCCGCGCGGGGGTCTCACCGAGCTGGAGTTCGCGGGCGGCGCAAACGCGTTCGCGTGGCTCTACCACGACGCGGTGATCACCGACATGACCCTCGCCTACGCGCGCGGCGACGGGTTGAAGGGCACAGTCGCCTGGGGCGCGCTCGGCTTCGGCTACAACGAGACCGGAGGCACGCAGGCCGCCGAAGCCGGCGAGACCCTGGAGGACTACGAGTTTGTCATCAAGTTCGAGGGCGATGAGTACTACGTCAACGCCTGGTCGGCCAGCATCGGCAACAACGTGTCGTTCTTCACCTCGGGCAACACGAAGGTCGTGGGGGCCGAACGCCTGCCGACGCATCGCATCTACGGGGCGGAGGAAGCGACCTTCGCCTTCTCGACGGATGTGCCGCTGCCGCTGGCCGACCTCGGCATCTACGAGTTGTGTATGCCGACCGACCTGGAGATTACGCTGGTGGGCACCGGCTGCGACAACACCATGACAATCACGGTGGCGAACCTCGCGCCCAGCGAGGCGGCGACGATGGCCTTTGTGGACAACTCGACCATCGTGGGTTACGCCTACGGCTTCGCGGGGTCGGCGGCCGCGGGCAGCCTGTCGTGGCTGTGGGCGTAGACGCACATTCGACGGTGAGAGGGCGAGGCAGCGATGACCTGGAAGCCGGTCCTGAGCATCGACATTGAGTACCAGGGGGCGACGTTGACGTGGCGCACGCCGGACTCGGCTATGAGCCGGTACGATGCGCTGATGACACGCCACATGTCGGTCGTGGCTGCCGGGCGGAACCTGAACCCGGCAACGATGACTGACGAGGAGCGCGTGGCCTTCGCGCAAGAGACCGAGACGCACCTGCGCGCGCTCATGCCCGACGACCTCGGCGAGATCATGTGCGACATGTTCGTCGAGGGCGTCTTCGCCTGGGAGGGCGTCGAGGGGCCGGAGGGCGAGCGGCTGGCCTGCAACGCGGGCACCCGCCGCGCCATTCCCTACGAGGACAAGGTCGCGGCGACCGGGTTGTACCTGCAGGCGTTGCGGGCAGTCGAACTGGGAAAAGTGCCACCGCTCGCGCCGCCTATCACCTGCACTGCCGACGACGCGGCGACGGCGAACCCGAGCGGAGCTGGGAGCGAGCGCGTGCAGGATTCGCCGCCGCCCACGGCGCCGGCATCGTAATTCCGCCGGAGGCGCTGGAGGCGTACTATTGTGAGGCGCTGGGCCTGCCGCCGTCGGAGGTGCGCGCGCTCGATGGGGTGCGCCTGGCATACTTGGAAGCCTGGGCCGAGGGGAAGATGATCGGCGAGTGGACGCACGTCGAACTGCGCGCGACCGGACAGGCCACCCCGGGCTTCGCACTAGGAGGGGTATCGCCGTATGGCTCTGCGAGACATGACGCTTAGCGTCCTCATCAGCGCGAAGGACGGCCTGACCGCGCCCCTGCGGAACATCGACGGCAAGCTCGGCGGGCTGGAGGCGCGGCTGCGCAGCGGCGCGGCGGCGCAGGCTGACTTCAACGCTAAGTGGCAGCATACCATCAGTCTCGCTTCTACGGTCGCGGCGGGCATGGCGATGGCCGGGGGCGCGATTGCGGCGATGGCGGGTAAGGCGGTGCAGGCGGCACTCGAGCAGGAGGCCGCGGAGGACAAGCTGCGCAAGATCGTGCCGGAACGCGCCGCCGACCTGATCGAGTTGGCGGCGGCGATGCAGAAGGTCACGCGGTTCGGGGACGATGAGGTCATGGCCGCGCAGGGCATCGGGGCGACGTATTCGGCCTTGCGCCCGGTGTTGGAGCAGGCCACAAAGACCGCCCTGAACATGGCCGAGGCGTACGGCATGGACGTAGTGTCCGCGATGCACCTGTTGGGGAAGGCGGCAGCGGGGAACTACGGGATGCTCGGGCGCTACGGCATCATGATTGACAAGGTAGCGGTGCAGTCGAAGGGCATGGCCGAGGTCTTCCGGGCCATCAACGAGGAGACGCAGAACGTGGCGTTCACCTCGGAGAGCGGCGCGAAGTCGTTGGCGCAGGTGACGAACGCGCTGGGGGAAGTGGCGGAGTCGGTGGGCGGGGCACTGCTTCCGGCGCTGCAGACGGTGACGCCGCTCGTGCAGTCGTTGGCGGAGCACGCGGAGGCCTTCGCGAACACCGGGGTTGGGCGGGCGATCACGGTAGTCGCGGCGGGGTTGGGCGCGGTGATGTTGGCGCTTGCGCCGCTGATCTACCTGCTGCCGACGATAGTCGCGCACTGGGGGGCGGTGGCCGGGGCGGCGACGGCGGCGTGGGCGGCGATGACCGGGCCGGTGGGGCTTGCGATTGCGGGGGTCGCGGCGGTAGGCGCCGGCATCTACGCGCTGGTGGACGCCAGCAACCGGCAGAAGCAGGCGCAGATGGAGATGTGGGAAAACTTCTCCGCCAGTGCTGTCACCAGCGCAGAAGCACTCGAAGCGATGCGCGAGAAGGTTCGCGATCTGTCCGAGGACATGGAGGGCATGGCTGCGGGGGATACTTTTGACCAGCGTCTTGAGGCGGCCCGAGGGCGAGCGATTGGAGACGTAATCGCAGAGGGCGTCAAGCTCCAGAAAGAGGAAGTCCGTCTGATGCACGAGAAGACGCTGGCCGTCAAGACCTACGGGGAACTGAGTCGGCAGGCATTGGAAACGGAGATTAGACTTATCGAGGTGCGGCAGAAGCAGAACTTGGTGCAGCAAGAACTGCAGAAGGAACAGATACGGCTGGCGCGCGAGCGGCGCGGTGAAGCTAACATCAAGGACCCGCGGGTGATGGAGCAATTTGGGGTTCCGGTATCCTCTACTTGGTATGAGGAAGAGCAAGCTATCAAGTCGCTTGAGAAGGCCTTCGACGAATTGGAGACCCTGCGCGAAACAGCGATCGAGCAACTCTCCGCTCAGGCTAAGGCCACAGGCGATCTCTCCGCCGTCACCCGCGAGCTGACCGACGACGAGAAGGCGCTGACGGATGCGCAGAAGGCAGCCGCCGATGCGGCGACGGAACAGGGGCGCGCCGAGCGCGATGCGGCGCGCGACGTGCAGGACGCCGCCGAGCGCGTGACGGATGCCGAGGAGAGCATCGCCGAAGCCTACCAGGACAAGGCCCGGCGCGTGCAGGATGCCAATCGCGCGGTCGCCGACGCCGAGCGTGACCTGGCCGACGCCATCGTGGCCGGGGAGGATCGTATCAAGCAGGCGAAGCAGAGCGCGGCGGATGCCGAACAGTCGGCGGCGGAGCGCATCACCAGCATCCGCGAGCGGCTGGCGGAACTCGACGCCCCGGAGCTGACCCCGGCGCAGCGCAAGGAGAAGCAGCGCGCCGATCTGCTCAAGGAGCTGGCGAAGGCGCAGGAGGAGTATACGGCTGCGCGCAGCAAGGGCCTGGAGGACGTGCGCAAGGCGGAGGACGAGGCCGCGCGCATGGTGGAGGATGCCGAGCGCCGCAAGGCCGACGCGGTGCGGGCGCGGGCCGATGTTGAGGCGGCGGCGGACAAGCGCATCCTGGAAGCGTACAAGGCGCGCGAGAAGGCCGTGGAGGCGCTGGCGCGCACGGAGGAACGGGCGAATGAGCGCATCGCCGCAAGCGTGGACAAGGTGACCGAGGCGAACGAGAAGCTGGCGGAGGCGCAGGCGAAAGTGGGCGGCGGGCGCGCGAGTGGGGTAGGGGCGGTGCCGGGCGGATCGGCGCCGGTCGCGACGCCGGTGCCGGTGCAGCCGGTCTATTACCCGGTAGCCACGCCACAGCCTCGGGTCATGCCGCAGGCGGCCTTCGCGGGGGCCGGGGCGGGCGGCGGACAGATCGACATCTACCTGCACACGCCGCCGGACTTCGTTGTGAACACGGCAATGGGGGCGGCGGACCGCATCATTGGCAGCGCCAATGGCCGTCCGGCGGTGGTGCGCATCGTGCGCGACATGTTCGCCCGGCGCTGAGAAATCGCGCGTGCTTGACTTGTACGGAGCGCCTCCGTATACTGACAGATGACGCACTATTCGGAAGCGCGAGAGGGCGAGGGCGATGACATGGCGGGCGGTTGTCTGGGCGGTGCTGGCGGTCGCGGGTGTGGTCGGACTGGTGGCAGGGACGGGGCAACTCAGCAAGCGCGAGGACGTGCAGTACTTGCTCATCTACGGGCCGGAGCGGCCTGCGACCAGCTACTCAGTGGCAATCAGCTTCGACCCGGATACGGGTGTATGGCGCGCGGGCGAGCGGACCTGGAGGAGCGAGCCGATGGCGAAGACACAGGTGACAACCGAAGAGGTCATATCCTGCACGGTGGAAATCTTCGGCG